ATCGAGTTTTTATTCAAAGCGGAACTATCACTGACAGCGATGGAAATGTTATCGATGAGCATCAATCAGGTTGGGCAATTTACAATCCACAAGAAGATTTGCCTGGTGATCCTTGGGAGTTTGAAACAACAACAACGGATGAAGAGACTCCGATTGACATACCGCTTTTTCCATCAATTATTGACGACAGCGGTACTGTCATAACGCCACCGATCGTCATTACACCGCCCCCTACACCGCCCCCTACACCAACACCTACGCCGACGCCAACGCCGACGCCTACCCCTGTTCCTACGCCTACACCTACCCCTGTTCCTACACCCACACCTACTCCTACGCCTACTCCTACACCTACCCCTACCCCTACCCCTACGCCAACGCCTACCCCTGTTCCTACTCCTACACCCACACCTACCCCTACTCCAACAGGCACAACAGATACAACTGGAACAACCGATACAACTGGAACAACCGATACAACTAGCACAACCGATACAACAGGCACAGATGAAGGAACAACCGATACAACTGGAACAACCGATGATGTTGGCATCGGCATTGGCGATATGGTTGGATTGGGTATTGGCGCGGGTGTTGTCGATGATGACGACACGCCTTATGTGCCAGTCAATTACAACCCGTTTACTATACAAAACCCTGTCTTTGAGCCGAGAGATTTTATTGCACCAGGCGTTTCATATTCGCCAGAAGTGCCAGAGGGATATACGGTGTTTGACGATGTTTATACGCCTTATGTTTACGACCCACCCCCTGTGCAACAAATGAGTGGGCCACCATTGATATATGATCCATTTGCACCATTGCCTTCAATGGCTGAATCGATTACAAGTTTACCGACCATGCCAAGTGGCTATCAACCATTGAGTCTTGGCGGAATACAGTCAATCATTAATAAAATAGGAGACACATGAGTACACGAGAAGAAGTCCTCGAATCCAACGAGGCAGAATTAATCCTTAATTCAGACGTTTTTAAAAAAGCAATCGAACAACTGCACGATGAATACATCCAGCTCTGGTTGCAATCCGATCAAGACGACAAAGCATTTAGAGAATCAATGCACACTGCTGTTAAACTTTTGCCAGAAGTTGAAAAACATCTACGAATCATTGTTGAGAAAGGAAAAATTACACAAACCAATTTGAGAAGAATCCGAAAAGTCATGGCTTAGTATTGATTTACAAATACCAAAGGGTAGTTTAGAATCAATCTAATTATCAATAATTTTCAAGGATAATATTATGGCCAACACGGTTCAACCTAAACCATTGGAATTACAAACAAGTATGGAAGAGGCTGTGACCTCATTTGAGCAATACCTAGAACCTGAAGAGGAAAAACTAGAAGAGGCACAAGTAGAATCACAAGCCGATGAAACTGTTGAAGAAGAAATTGTCGAGGAAGAAGAACTCCAAGCCGATGACTTTGAAGAAACAGAAGAAACAGAAACTCTTGACGATGAACAAGATGAGATAGAGGAACAAAATGAACCTCAACTCTATTCCGTTAAAATAAACGGCGAAGATGTTGAAGTCACCATTGACGAACTTCAAAGCTCGTATTCTAGACAAGCGGATTATACTCGTAAGACACAAGAGCTCGCAAAAAAGCGTTTAGCTGTTGAAGAACAAAAAAGCGAGGTTGCAAAAAACGAGGCGATTTATAAGGAACTGCTGCCCAAAATGGAAGCTGCATTAAGCGAAAGTTTGGGTACTGAGCCTGACTGGGAAACTTTGTATTCTAACGATCCCATTGGGTATGTCCGAGAACGCGATTTATGGAATGAAAAACAACAGAAATTGCAAGCCGTACAAGCTGAACAAACGAGACTTCAAGAAGAAGAACAAGTGAAACAGCAAGAGCAGATACAAAAGTATATGCAATATGGCGAAAAGCAAATTCTTAATCATGTTCCTGAGTGGAAGGATAAAACCATCCAACAAGAAGAAAAATTGGCGATTCGAGATCATGCAATCAATGATTTGGGATTTACAGCAGAGGAAATCAACCAAGTGTATGATTACCGTTTGTTGTTAGGGTTAAGAAATAGCTGGATGCAAAATAAAACGCAAAAAGCTGTGAAGAAAAAACCCACTCAAAAGGCATCGGCTAGAAACAGAGTTGCAAAACCTGGTTCAGTCTCTCGTAAAAAAACCAGCACTCCTTTAAAGAAATCGAAAGCACGATTAGCCAAATCTGGGAAAGTCCAAGATGCGGCGAAAGTATTTGAACAATTAATTTAACTTTTAATTTCTAGGCAACTAGAAGGAGAATAGCATGGCTAAAGTAACCAATGCGTTCGATACCTATACAGCTACTGCTGACAGAGAGGCTTTGAGTGATCTGATCTATAACATTTCACCAATGTCAACTCCTGTCATGTCAGCAATTGGCCGGAATTCGGTGAAGAATGTGCAATTTGATTGGCAAACTGAAGCGCTTTAACTAAGGGAGCCTTATTGGAGTAATCTAATAAGCAAATCGGGTTAATTGCTGGAACCCCCTAACATATAAAGATGAGGGAAATCAGCAGCCAAGACAGCGAATAGTATAAAAGTAGCTGTAAGGTTCAACGACTAGAAGAGTGAGCAACTAAACAATAACCTCTTCCACGAACGCCCGAAACCCCATTGGGGTTATGAGATAGTCTAAACAGTATCTAGAGATACTGAAACAAGTCCTAAACTGGCTTGTGATAATAAAATGCCTACAGCATCAGCAACAGGACAACTTGAAGGTTTTGAACTTTCAAGAGCTGCCTCTACTGCGACTGTAAGGGAAAGCAACGTATGTCAAATTTCAAGCAGAGATGCAACTGTGACAGGTTCACAGCAAGCATCAGACCCCGCTGGTAAGAAATCAGAAATGGCTCACCAACTCGCAATCATGGCAAAAGCCCTGAAACGCGACATGGAGAAAACCATTTGTGGAAACACTGCCAAAAACGCGGGCAACGCAACCACAGCAAGGCAAACGGGTGGCTTTGAAACTTGGATTGAAACCAATGTTTCCAGAGGCACAAACGGGGCTGGTGCTGGTAATGGTGCTGCACCTACAGATGGCACACAAAGAGCGTTCACAGAAACCATTTTGAAAGACGTACAACAACTTTGTTTTGACAACGGCGGCGAACCAACTATGTTGGTTGTCGGTTCTCACGTCAAAGGCGTTGTGTCTGGTTTCACTGGACGAGCTTCTGCTAGGCAAATGATCGATGCAACAGCGATCGAAGCTAGCGTGAGTGTGTATTCTGGAGACTTTGGTGAGTTGAAGGTAATGCCTTCTAACTTCAGCAGAGGCAGAACAGCACTGTTCATCGATCCTGATTTTGCAAAAGTTTCATATCTCAGAGATTTTGAAACTGTTGACATTTCAACAATCGGTGATGCTCAAACTAAAATGTTGATAGTCGAGTACGGACTAGAGTGTTCTAATGAGAAAGCTCATGGTCTGGCTGCTGACTTATCTACATCGTAAGTGAGTAATTTAGTGGGGTGAGCAATCGCCCCACTATTTAAAAATGGCAAAAATAACAACATTGGAAATAAAATCAGGCGGTCTCGTCAATCAATTTGCAACCGAGGGCGATAACTTTGTTTATCAAACCAAGCAAGACGTGAGACCGATCATTGAACATTGCAAGGTTCTAAGCGAGCAAACACCAGGCAAAGAAATGCGCCACGTTGCCGAGATTCCAATGGTTGTTTATCAGAAAGCTATGAGAGAGGGCTGGATCAACGATAAGGCTAAAATGAAGCGTTGGCTGAATGATCCTGACAACAAAGCGTTTCGCACTTGGCAAGGGAAAATATGACATACAGTGAATTAAAAACAGCAGTTGCAAATTATCTGAATCGCAGTGATTTAGATTCAATGATGGACACCTTCATCATACAAACCGAGGCAGAGCTGAATCGAAAGCTCAGAACAAAAGACATGGTTAAACGTGCAACCGCGACTGCCGATGCCCAATATTTAACATTACCGACAGACTGGTTAGAGGCCATCAATGTCGAAATCACAGCAAACAATTTCAGTCCATTGATGCAAATGAGCATTGAGTCTTTGGATGTTTACCGCAAAAAGAACAACAACAGCACGGGTCAACCCGTTTACTACGCCCTAGTTGATGACACCATGGAATTATGTCCTACACCTGACGGCTCATATACGCTACAATTAACCTACTACTCAAAAATTTCAGCACTGAGCAGCAGCAATACTTCAAACTTTGTCTCAACAAGCTATCCCGATGTTTATCTCTATGGGTGTTTACGCACTGCATCGATTTATCTTAT